TGAAACAGATATCAATCATCGCGTCCTGTCTAGCCTCGTTTAGAGCGCCAAACCAGAAATAAGTTTCTTTAAGTTCTTCTTTAACTCGTTGTATATCGTTTTGTAAAAGATAATCTATTTCGTCATCGGATAGCCCTAGCCCAGATTCAGAAATATTCCTACCGACGCCAATCGTTTCGTAACCAGCTGAGCATAAATAGACTTTAGATTTTACGCCTTCGTGACGTTTAATCATCTCTACTAACTGACTCATTATTTTTCTCTAGCTACCTGATTAACTTTTTCATATGAGCGCATAGCACCCAGACCAAGCATTCCCATCATAACTGGGACGAGTAAAGTTGTATCTACCTCTGGCACCTCCATCCAGATACCTAAAACATTCGCTATAATCGTGTTGTATAGTAAACCTATCGCACAGATCCACCCGATAGCCGGTCGCCATCCTGCGACAAATAAAGATTTATGTGCCGCCTCCATCTTGTTTATTTCGAGCTGCCCTTTTAGAGCTTCTTGAGCATGGCGCTCAGACATCGTAGCGATCTCGTGCGCTAGAGCATTTTTCTGATCTTTATCTTCTATAAACTTATCTAGTAATCCAGTAACTGGTCCAATAAGTTGTCCCACTAAACTCATATTTATTTCCTATTCGACCAAGCCTGAGCACCGAAAAATGCTGCCAGTATACCTGCGACAGATACAAAATAGACTGCCGCCATATCTCCTAAAATACTTGCTGCTTGATTTAATCCAAAAAGTTCTGAGGCAACGACGAGTGATGGATATAGCAACATTCCCCATAATGCGAACCAGCTCATAGCTCTTTGGGCATCTGCTCGTTCATGTTGTAAACGTAGTTCTTGCAATTCTTTACTGGTTTGTAGCTCTTCGTCGCTAACAATACCATCTCCATCAGAATCATATTCAGCGTACTCTGAACCTTCTTCGAGTTTTTTAGCTGCCATTTTAATCCCAAGTTTTCGTATTGACCCCGATACGTTTCGGTATGCAGTAGGCTGTTATATTTTCTTGTATCTGATAATTATTGTTAATTTTAGTTTTACCAGTGCTAACATAATATGCGAACGTATTACAGCGAGTAATATCTCGGAAATAGAATTGTTCAGCGATCGGTTCACCGTTAACTACGACGACCAATAAAAACGCCATAATCATCCGAACGCTTTAAGGATTAATACAAATATCAGAACGGCGATGCCACCACCGATAATAAGAGTCGTGCCGCCAACAAGAATTTGTTGAATCAGTATCTGTCTTTCACGCTTGCGTTTTGCCACTAGTCTCGCGTGCGCCCTCCTGTCTTGTTCTTGCTGCCTAATCGCCTGGTCATAATCCTCCAATAGCTTGGGATCTGCGACGAGGAGCAAATCTCTTAAATCTTTTTGGTATCGCTCTTGGTTCCTACGAAGCATCTGTAGCTTGAGAATGTCATTCTTTGAGAGGGCATTGAACGTCGAACTTTTTCGTTGTACTTCAAAGTTATTAAGAGCTTCTCCGAAATCTGAAACTAAAGCCATTGCCTGTTGGACGTTAGCCTTACCTTCATTAACATTTTGGATCACCGAATTGATCTGCTGGAGAAGCATCCCAGCGGCTGCAACAGACTCGATAATCATGGCTTATACGCTTATATTTACTCGTTGTGTCGATGCTAATTGCTGCGCCTCGACCCTGTTACCCTCTTTCGTGTAGATCGTTGGTATGATTGTTTCTACCGCTTCGCGCACAGTCTCGCCTTCAGCGCCTGTTCTTAACCGCTCTTGTTTTTGTACAGCGACTTGTTTCCAACTGATCTGCGCTGTGTCATTAATGCTTATTTCCATCTTGTGATCCCTCTACAGGAAAACAATTGATATTGGCAGCTACTGTCCTTCGCTCGCCTTCTCCCTGAAAAGGATAGACCATATGCTGCATCCAGCTTGGAAACATATATAATCTACCTACCTGCGGTCTCACTACGACATTCTGCGTAGGTTTGAGCCGCTCTCTATCCCATGAGCTGCTCTGTCCGTAGTTAAAGCAGAGACAGCCATCACTTTCGCCAGAAGCATTGTACAAACCGTACTCTTGCGACCCTGGCCTCGGCCCTTGCACTATCTGCGGCGGCACCTTAGTCCACGTTGTACAGCTAATACCCATGACGGTTTTGGTGCCATGATCGTGAATCGGGTTGTAGTCACCCTCGTAGCTATGCACTGACCATAGCTCGTCCATTTCGACGTTGCGATTACCATCTAGCAATTGACCAGATTGAGCCATGAACTGATTAATATACGTCACGCCCATCTCGCACAAGAACCTAGAAAACGGTGCCAGCCTTGGATCTTCGTGATCCATCACTAGCTGCTCGCCTGTCTTAATCTGACCTACCAGTGTATGTGCTGCGCTGACTTTATCGTCTTGCGTGACTAGCTCATCAAGGTAGTCATTACACGATTCAACAAACTCTGCTGGGATGTCCAACTCCATCAGAAATACTGAGGGAAGCGGATGCATCAAATATTCGATCTCAGCCATTTAGAGCTTCAACAGCAGCTTCTTCCTCGCTCTCTTCAGGATTTTCTTCAGGTTCAACCAACTGAGCATCCGCTTGCACTTTAATCTTCATCATCAAAGGCCATGTCCCGCTTTTGCTAGGCATGTCGCCAAGAATCGCTAAGATTGCATTGATCTCGTTTTCTTCTAGGTTGATTTGCACGTTCT